ACGGGCTCGCCGTTGGCTAATTGACGTGCGCGAATTTTCCCGGTCTGTGTCGAGCACTTGTTCCCGTTCTTCTCGTTCAGCTCAATGCCCCTCTTTGCGTTGTTGCGTACTGCCTCGGGGTAGTCGCTGTAAGACTCCATAACTACCCGCGTACCTGACTTCGTGCGGCCGTCCTGTTTTACAATGGCCTTGGCAAGTTCTGCAAGCATCTCATCCTCTGCGTTCTTCTTCATCTTGTCGACGAAGTAACCCTCGATGGAGAAGCCTTTGACCTTGCCCTCCTTCACCCACTCTTGCCAGATGGCTTCGTTGTCCACCTTGACCGCTACCATCCACGTCCCTACGGGTACGTCTAAGCCGTAGTAGTTGCTCTTGTCTTTCTCCTTATCCTCGACCATCCACGATTCTACCACGGTGAGCCCGTGGATAGTGTGCTCATGTTCTAGGGTGTGGCTCGCTTGGTTGCCGTGCTTGAGGTACAGCTCTGCGGCCTTGCGAACGGTGCTCTTGGAGAAGTACACGTAGAACTCATCCTCCCCGTTCTTTCTGTAGATAGGCTTGTCAGGGACGAGGGCGGGGCCAATTAGGATTCTTTTGTCTGCGTCTGCTTCTGCAAAGTTTACGCGCTGCTCTTTGAGTGCGATAAAGTCGAGCTCAATGGCGGGACGGTCCACGAGGCTGATGGCATCAATGCCGTACAGCTCCGCGTCTTCGTCGATGATTAATTCTACAATTCTCATAGTGTGGCTTGTTGTTGAATCTTGAGGTTTGCTTGTTGGGCGGTGGTGACGTTCTCACTAATAACGAACGCCTGTTGGGGTTGTGATGTGGTAGCAATGTCACCCAAGAACGAAAGGTCGAGCACTGGGGCGGCGGGGGCTTGGGTGGCTTCGGTGGCAGCGGCGGAAAGTGCAGGCGCCGGAGCGGGTGCCGAGGCCGTCGCGCCTCCGCCAATGGTTTGGCTTTGGATGCTCTTGACCTGTGCCAAACCAGCGGCGATGGCGGCCACGCTTGCGGCGGTACCCAAGGCAGGACCCACCACGGGGATACCTGCCAAAGACTTAAACGCTTGGACGGCACTCTCGTAGGTGGAGATGAGGGCTTGGGCAGTCTGTATCTTTTTAGAACGCTCAAAGGCTTTCTTCTGCTCCACCTCGCTCTCACCTGCGAAGGCGTCGTTAAGGGCAGCCAAGGCCCCAAGGGTTTGCTTGGCTACGGACAAACGCGCGGCGCTGATGGCTTCGGCCGTGGAAATCTCTTCTTCTCTCTCCCTATCTCTTCGCTCTTTGTCCTTGGCGGCGGCTTCGTCTTTGGCTTTTTGCTCGTCTGCAAGACGTTCCTCCAAGGCCAACCGCGCCTCTTCCTCGGCTGCTGCTTTCTCCTCTTCTTGTGCAATGACCTCTTGATTAAGGGCGAAGAGTTTGTTTTGCAACTCCGTTTGAATGGTGCTGCTGGCTTGCGCTGCTGCGGCGGCTTCGATTTGAGCTTGAGCCAAAGCATTCAAGCGCTCTTCGGTCTCTCCTTGTAGCTCAATCTCTTCCCTTAGTAGCGCGGCCCGCTGTTGGGATATAGCTACATTCTCATCTGCAAAGCGTTGGTTTATCTCTGCGGCGCGTGTGGCCGCGTCAATGCGCTCTTCAATGGATAGCCTTTGGTCATCGCTTTGCCTCTTCAGTTCCTCAACCTCTGCCGCGCTTTGTGCCGTAGCTACGTTCAGCTCGCGCTGCGCGTCCCTTAGTGCCTGTTGTCTTTTGGTTAGGTCCGAAGATGCAGAAATAGCCTCTTTTGTCTCGGCAACGTATTCCGTCAGGGCTTGTTGTGCAGCAACAAAAGGAGCGGCGAGGGCGTCTTTGTTTTCCTCTTGCTCCCTTGTTAGGTCTGCGAGGTCGTTATCAACTTCGCGAATGGACTGCTTGAGCTCGGTGGCATCGGTGCCAAAAAACTCTGCTGCTCCAACGGCGGCCTGTAAAAATCCGCGCTTGATGTTCAAGAGCCCCTTCTCGACAGGGTTGAGAGCTGTGTCTAAGAGCGTGCCGAGATAGTCGCCTAACTGAGTGAGGCGTGTAGTCAAGGTCTCAACGGCCGCCTGTGGCTCGGTGAATGCCTTGAAGATAAAGTCTGCCAAAGGCCGAAGGGCGTCTACGATAGTGTTGAGCACGACCCCAAGACCCGCAAAGGCCACCTCCAAACTTTCGGCGATGGCTTTGTTTTCCGTTAGCTTGGCGACAAGTTTTGCCACGGCAGCCACAAGCAACCCGATTCCCGTAGCTTTGATGGCAGCGCCTAAAAGCTTGAAAGACCTTGCCCCCGTTTGGCCTGCTTTCTTTAGTGCGGACTCGCTTTTCTTGGCCTCTTTGCCTACGTCCTTTACTTCCTTGCTGGCATCCTCGGCGTTCTCTGCGATGTCGTTTGTCGCTTCTGCTGCACCTTCGGCAGCCTTGGCAACATCCTCAAAGCTCTTCTCCAGTTGGTTGGTCGCTCTTAGGACCTCACCCGTGTTGGTGTCAAACTCAAGAATGACAGTCTGCTTACTCACAGCCATGATAGAAGGGTTTTAAGGAGGAACACACACACACCAAAGAAGACCCCGAGGTATACGACGGCCAAGGTGTAGTCCATCGGGATGAGCCACCACGGGAGCTCGTCTTTTACTTTGTTCGCCTGCATGAGGTCTATAGCTCTCATGATGTGCTTGGGGTCTTTCATTGTGGTTGTGTTTGTTGGTTGCGCGGTCGGCATCGGTTGCCCGTGTTTCTGTTCAGCTCGTACCGGTACCCGTATTTAATACAGCACTCTTTAGAGCCGTAATCCGGTGAGGCAAGTGTGGAGTTGTTGAACAGGATGGTGTTAGAAAGAGGCAGGTAAGAGGTCGGGGTGTCTTCACAGTCTACACTCGCATCCTGTACTTTTAAGAGCTTCACCGTAGCCGTGCCGTTTCCGTTGAGGTCTGTGTTTAGTTCAAGCACGCGCCAAAGAGCGTCGTCGATGTAGTACTTGTTATTCCAATTGAACTGCAAGAGGTCGAAGTTGTCAAAAATTACCGTACACTCTAAGATGCGGGAGCTTTCGGCGTACAGCTCGCGGATATAGTCCTTCCAGTAGGTGTAGTACAAGGTGTTGAGAGGGTTGCACTGCTGAGGCACAAAGGCCGCCTCCATGCCAAAGTTCAAGTCCCGGTCGGTTAGGGTCGGGTTATTGGCTGAGTATGGAGAGAACAAAGGAAATAACGTGCTGGGGCCTACGGTGGTGCCTACGTCGTTACGGAGGTAGTATTCACCAAAGGAGGTGACAAGGCCACCCCAATACGCGAGCATGGCCAGAGGGTTCTCGATGCCGCTGCCGTCGGTTTGCAGGCTCCGGTGAATAGGAAACGAGCTGCCGGGTATGAGGCTTAGGATATAGTTGCCTACGTTTGTTTCTAGTTTCTTGTCTCCCGTCGCAAAATCGTTTTCTGAGTCGAGGACCTTAAACGCGCCGTACACCCGGTTTAGGTTGTTCTCTACAGCGTCGGAGATGAAGTCCAAGCCCTCACGGTACGTCCACTCGTACTCTTTGAACTGTATGTCGGTCGTGGGTCTAAGGGTTATTGACTTGTTTCGGATGACCTTACTACTCCAATCTATTTGGGTGCCTGTGTCAAAGTAGTCGTCCCACGGCTCCACGATAAATTCGTTCTCGATGCCTGACGGGATGAATACGAGGTTGAACATCTTCTGAAGCGACAATAGGAAGTCAACTTGCTTGAGCTCGGGCATATTGGTAGACAAGTCTACGTCCTGCCCTGACAGTGGGGCACCTACATTTGAGAAGACAAGAGAAGTCGTAAACGCGTCCCCTACTGTTGGCGTGCCTGTGCCCCCGCCGTAAATCTTGGCAGAAATGCCGTTGGTCTGTCGATATATCTGTATCTCGTCTCCAGCCTCAAAGAGGAAGCCTTGACCAAGGACGTACTTGTTGTCGAGGGCGCCACCATTGGACGCGCTTTGCAAAAGAGTTCCATCCCACACAAGCTGCCCGGAGTTTTGAAAAGCTGGGAAGCCTGCAAACGTGGCAGAGGTTTGCGTCGTGTCTACAAGCGTCCCAATTGAGCTGCCATTCTTGTACAAGTAGATTTTAACAAAGTGCGCTGGGTCGGTTGTTTCCCACTTGCAAGAGAACGTCATGTCGTAGTAACCCGTGTACGGACAGGTGTACTTATACGTCGTGGCGTTGGTCCAGTTGCTGGAAGGGTCACTACCTCCCGAGATGCTGTCAACCAACTGCAACACGTTCAAAGCCGTGGTGCCTGTGGTGTCTCCGTCCAAGCCTGCGCCGCTCGTTTGGTCGCCTTCATCGAGGACGTTTATAGACGCGTTGCCGTTGTACGCGGGCAGGTAGATGTTTCCAAAGTCTGTAGAATCGAAGAAGTCAGAAACGTACGTGAGCCCCGCGTCCTCGAAGATTTGGTCTACCAAGCAGCGTGCGCGGATATAAGGCGTGAGCTCGCCCTGCCAGAGTCCGTCGTCACTTGTCCACGGGGGGTTGTCAGGTAGGGACCAGTTGAACCCCTTGTCGATGAGGCCGTATCTGACGTCTCCACTGAACAGCGCCCCAGTCCAAGACAATGAGATATTGACGAGATTCAACTCGTGCTCGTAGTCGCTCAAATCGAGGTCGGTAAGCATCTTGTCCCCTACCGCCTTGGTCATGTTAATACCATCGGAGAAAAAGACTACTTCCACGTCTTTACGTGGGCCCGTAGTCACCACGCTCTTCACTTGGATATATCCCAAGATAACAGGGTTGCCGTTGGTCCCTAGCGCCGCCGGGTACTTCTTTTTAAAAAGGGTTGTTCCAGACTCCCCGTTCTCATCGTTTGACGGTATGTATCCGGGCTTGTCAATAAAACCCAAACGCTCCTGAAGCGAAGCCGTCAGAGGCAGACTCATGGCCTGCGTGAAGCTACCCGCCGGGGCCTGTATGTTTTGTACATCAGAAAACCTCAACGCGTAGTTGATAGGCTCTGCCTTGTAGTAGTCGTGTCGAAAATAAACAAAGCCAGAGGACGTGATATTCCTAAGATATAAATTCAGCATCGCAGAGCCTGTGTTACTTCAACCTCTAAACGGATAGGAGCCAAACGCGACGAGGCTTGTACGTGTGTGTAGTTGGTTGTCTTTAGTCTGCACGGGTACCACCTACCCTCGTATCTCACCATCATGATGGATGACGTAACAGCAGTCTTAAAAAGCTCCCTCTCTGCCTGCGTGAAGAAATCTTCCGACAAAGAAAAGCTCCTTTTACCTAGAGACTCCTGTTGGTAAGTTTCTGGGAAATAGCTTACAAAGTCTTGGAAGTTAGTAATTCCCGAAAATTGACCATCGGCGTAGGTATTTACGGTAGAAAAGGCGTCTCTACCGGAAACGTCGTAGCTGTCGTTCACACGTCCGTCAAATCGCAGAATCTCCACGCCCTTCGTGCCCATCCAATAGAGCTGTGCTGGCGTGTGCTTCTGTGGCCTACAGTCATAATACACGCGGATGGGCATGCACTTTTGTACCGAGCTATTCAACAGTTTTACCTCTATATAGTCCCACGGCTCTGTGTCAAGGTCGTAGCCAAGAGACCAACCTGCGTTGTCTTTGATATTAGCCGGACCTATAGGGATGTAAATCAAGCTGTCATTGAAGGAATTGATGTCTGTAGGCTTGTCTAGTACTAGGACGTCCTTTTGCGTCCCGTTGTACCAAACCACGTACCCTACTTGGTCCCAATTTGCGTTGTTCGTGTTCTTGCCCGTTTCGTACTCGTAGTCGTAGTTTCCAAGATATAGGGCGTTTACAGTACCCTCATCTTCAACAGCCATATCGTAACGGACAAAGGTGGTCGCTTCGCGGTCAGTCAACCAGCCCTTTCGGAATTGGTCGTCGGGATAATAATCAAAGATGGTCTCGTAACCTCCGTCAAAGTTCCACTTCTGTTTTTTGGCGAAAATAATAGGGATGTAGTTGAAAGAGCCTTGTAAAGCACTCTTAACCCCATTGGTTACGCTGTACACCTGAAATTGAAACCCATAAGCGCCAGCAAACAATATGGCTACGGCAGGCGTGGCGGGCGCGGGAAAGGAGGTCCCTGCAGGGAAAGCGTAATACGCCACGTCGGGCTGTGTCCATGCTGGCCTAATATACTCGCTGACATCAATCCTCGCAGTCAAACCGCTTGATGAAATTGGTTTAACGTGAGCCTCAGTTAGAGCATCTGGGCCCAAGGTGCCGTCTGGGTTCAAACGATACACCTCCACAAGCCACGTATCTATAGTCGCGGCAGGGTCTGACCACTGTACAATAGGCTTCTGCCGCCTCTCAACAGGTGACGCGGGAGGTGGGGCGAGGGAAGTGGTGCCAAAGGAAAAGGCCATCTTATTTCGGTTTGATAGTTAGGTTGCCCACCTTAAAGGAGAGGCTTTTTACAAGGTCTTGGGCCAACGCTTCGCCCAACTTGTCGGTGTATTGGGGCACGATGCTCTCCAAGGCCACAGCGTAGTATCTAAGGCCCGCGATGCCGTTGCGCTTGATGCTGCGCCCAATGAGGTACGCGGCACTTCGCAGGCGGCTTTGTGTGGCCTTCACGAACTTGCCGTCCTTATCGCGGACCCGGATAGGCTTGGCCTTCATCCACTTTAACACGGCGTCCATGGGAGGTTG